AAATCATTCATTCTCTAATTCTTCAATTCGTTCATTTATAAGTGACTGGGCTGCACGAAGATGAAACAGTTCGGTTTCTGTATCACCAATATTTATCTCCGCACTGTCCAATCGTTCATCAATCACACAATAAAAATAGTCAGGTCTCATAGTAGATCACTTACCTTCTTCCAGTATTGATCTGTAGCACGCTTCTCGAACCCGCGTGGCCCTCCATTGTGCTGTCGTGCAAGACCCTCAAGGGAATACCCACACATTGTACCATATCGATCCCAATATGCAAGTACAATCTTCCGAGCGTAAGAACTATTTTTCACATCCTCATATGTTCCCCCGATAGATGGATCATGCTCTACAGCATCATGCCAATACGGTTCCCAGATCTGAAATGACCCAATCGCATTACCATTATCTCCAATGGCATCTGGATTATTATTACTTTCCACAGTCGAAATTGCTTCTAGAAGTCGTTCATGATCTGGTGTAAACCAGTTATATCCAAGAACTTCTCCATCAGAAGGAGGGTAATCAAAGTCTTGCACATCCAATTTCTGGAGTTCCACTTGAACCAAAACCGTAAGACCATTTATCATAGTGCTTTGATTTTCAAGAATCTCATTCTGCGTTTCTTGCATTTTGTTGATAATATTAAAGATCGATGCAACTCCACCCAACAAAATAAAAATCAAAACCAGTAGAGTATTCAGTTTAGATTCCATTATTAATGACCTTTCATAATTTCATCCATGATTCCATATACGCTCGTCTTGAGTTCATCTAGGCTACCTCGGCTGTCAACTACTTTGTCCATACCGACATCACCCATCGATTCCCCAACTGGAACGCCCCGGATCATCTTCTCGTAGTACACTCCGAGTTTTTCTGAATCATGGTCATACACTGACAGTTCGAGGTCGATACGCTCGTCCCCACCCCAGACAAAGATATTATAGCCATTCTGATACTCTTTGACAAGTGCAGACTCGTTAGGGAACCGAACATCGTCAATAATAACGACTTTCCATTGCCCAGTTTTGGGGATATTATCAATCTCTTGACGCATCAGGTCTACCCACCAATTATCGTTGTGCTTGCGTAGATAGTTCGTCCCGACCTTCTGGGCGAGTTCCCGGTAGAGTTCATATTCCTTGTCCTTATACACACCCATTCGCTCTAGGCCCTCTTTAAGAGGCTTTGCAAATGACATGTGCATGACCATACCGAGTGGATGTTTTTCTTTGATGTATTCCTCTACGAATTGTGCTGAAGAAGATTTTCCACTCCGAGCACATCCAGCAAACGCAATAACATAAATCATGGGTTCCATATTTTAGTCCTTTCCTGTTGATCCAAATCCGCCAGTCCGATCCGTTTTCTGCTGGGGTCGCATCTTAGTTTCTTGTATATTCATTTGATAAACCGGGACGCATTCTCCTTGTGCAACCCGGTCTCCATGAGCAATAGTGTGATTCTTATTTGAGTGGTTGCGGAGCATGACGAATGATTCTTCGACATAATCTGCATCGATAACCCCCTCACCATTAGCCAGAACAACACTGTTCTTCAGGGATAAGCCACTTCTTGAATGAAGTCTTACACTATATCCTTCTTCAATGTCGAATATTAATCCTGTAGGAATCAGGGCAACATCACCCGGTTCAACTACAATACATCTGCTATGTACATCTTGACTTTGAACATACTGTGGAACAACCACTCCAGTCGTCCGATATGGGGAATTGAAGATTTTAATCCTCTCCCCACTCTCTGGTAAATAAGCCCGAATATCAAAACATGCAGATTGCTTTGTATGATATTCGGGTAGAATGACATCTTCATGTAGTTTAAAAATTTTCAACACATTCTTCATAATATACTCTCCTATGTCTCTTTTTATTTAGCGACCGATGTTGTATTTGGGTATGAGTTCCCAGTTACTTTTATCTCGGAAGGGAATGATTTTGATATTCCGTATGTCCGCTTCATCATCAGTCTGATCTTGATCGACTACCTCACATAGATTCCATTCCTCCAAAAGATTGGATATAGTATTTCTACGGAGAATATCCTCCAGTGGACACTCTTCCTCCAACCCATCTAGGATGAACATCTCTTTAAAATGTACGATGTAATACTTACCCCGCTTGTGCAGGATATGACAACTTTGGTACAGTTTATTCTCTTTTCTTGATGATATACCAATTCGTGTAAGTGTTTCTTTGATTTTTAAGAAATTATCTTGACTCAAAAGGTTTATCTCAACACCAACTCCAATTTCATTTTTCATAAAATTTCCTTTAAAACATACTTATAAAACACTAAAGTATGTAGTATTAGGAAATTTTACTATATTCCTGTAGTATAGTATTTATAGAGGATTCGTCCATATATTGGATATATTCTTCAGCCTTCTTCTTACTAATGTTATACATCCAAGATACCGCTAATACGCTCTTATCAACCCCAGTTTTACCAAATTTCGAGTATCTTTTCCTCTTGGGTATGCTGTTTATCCAGTAAATGTAATTCATAGAATCTGAAATATATGAGGCATATGCCGCTATCTCATATGCAAACAACATGGTATCTGGGAAGTATGAAAAATTCCGATTGACTAGGAATGATGCATATGTATCATTCTCATCAAACACTTCCTCTTTTGTGTAATTGAGGGCATCCATGTACTTCTTATAATCAAAACTCATCCGCGTCACCACCAGACATAGAACCGGGGAATCCGCTACGATCTGCAATATTGCGGATTGAACGAATCAAATCAACTGGGATCATATTCCACGTTCTTGATTCGATTTCAAGTACCGGGATCATGTAGAAAGAGTCAAAAATTGTTTTACCAACCCAATGTGAGGATGGGCGACACTCTATATCTTCGGATGAATATTCACCGCCGCACACTTTGATCTTCTGATTATTTCCTTCGAAATCCTCATATATGATCTCAAAGTCGGTGTATGATGGTGCGTTTATGATGATATCTTCGATGTACTTCTCCGTAAGAAGTTGCATAATCCCAAATGTTTTAGGTGGGCCATCTAGGATCTGAGAACACACGGAATACATTAGATATGATTTACGCATATCCTGAAATGTATTACGATGCATAAGTCCCAGTCTACAAAATGCATCATAGGAGTATTTTGTCGCAATATTAGCCCATGCATTATCCCATTCCAACGGCTTTTCCGCTGGGATACTTGCTAGATTGAACATGATCGTTTTTAGATCATAAGAATTACTCATGATGTATTGATCTGGGAGTTCTTCCTTATCTGTGAAGATCCGGACGATTTGCCTGACCTCATTTTCCATATCACCAATATTCATGACATCATATACCCCACACATGACATCATGGAGATCATTCGCTGAATGTGTTGGATCTGGAATATTTGTTATCATACGAATTCTACCTCTACCATTACTGTTGAAAGGAACGCCATCATACTTATCTGATCATCCGCAATGAAGTTTGATTTGTAAGCATGTTCTGCCATAATAGGGATTAAATATGCAAGTGACTGTTTTGTAATAGGAAGTTTATCATCAGCATACATCTTCCAGAGATATTTATCTAAGTCACTGAAGAAGACTTGGAGATCCATATCACTGTGGTCACACACCCAGAGTCTTAGTTCCTTAAACTTCTTACTCCCCATGATCTTGAAGACATCATCAAACATAGACTCATTACTATTGCTAGATGAAACAACCGAAGGATCCAGAGTATCGTTAATAGTATACTGCTGAATTTTTCCAAGCATTCGCCTGAAATCTGGAAAATTCTTAAGTACAACCTGAACCACCGTATCTTCTTCGTATGCTACTCCCTCTTCATTAAGGATAGAACAGATACGGGTAAAGATCCTACCGGCAATGTCTTGCTTCTCTGCATTAGGAATAGTGAAATCGACTATAGGACAGCGAGAAATCAGGGGATCGATGATCTTGTTCTTGTAGTTGCATGTCAGAATGAACCTACAGTTTGATGAGAACTGCTCAATAAGACCTCTGAGAGCGGGCTGGGCAGCCTGAGAGAGATGATCAGCCTCATCAAGTATCATCAACTTCTTTCCCCCACTCAGAGACTTCGTAGAGGCAAATCTCTTGATTGTGGTACGCAGCGTATCAATACCATTCTCTTCAGATGCGTTGATAAGGTGACTGGTCATACCAAGTTCAGATGCTAGTGCCTTAGCCACAGTCGTCTTTCCAACTCCAGCGGGACCACAGAAGATCATGTTGGGAAATTCATCCTGTCCAGATTGGATAATGCCATTGAAGATATCTGTTAGATCCTTGGAAAGAACACAGTCTTCAATTTTTGATGGTCTGTATTTTTCAACTAGCAACAGGTTTGTTGGATTCAATTTCAATCTCCAATCTTTGTTTCTTCTCGCATCGCAACCCAGTAGGTAAGATCAATGAAGTTGTTTTTGAACATCGATACAACACCATTTGAGAGTGATACTGTATAATCGCCCTCGAATGTTGGTAGGCTATTAATGTCAAAGACAAATTCACATTTAGATCCATCACCATTCAGTACAGGTCCAATCTCAAAATCATAGTAATCATCGGTTGGGTTGGATGATTCTGTTGCGAGTTGATGTACACGCACAATCATATCACCCTCTCCCTGCGTGATGCTTAGATGCTGGACTCCAAGGGCTGCTGCTGCCTGTCTGATCTTACGAAGATCCTCATTCTTGATAGTAAACTGGACCATCGGTTCGAACGGTTCGATTGATTGATCCATCTTAATCATGGTATCTTCTGGTGACATCCCATACTGAATGTTCTGCCCATTCGATGACAGCATGATCATATCCCCATTAACTACCATCTCTGGATCAGGCCCAAGAATTTTCATAGAATTAAGGAAACGAGCAAGGTCATAGATAGATATCACTTCATGGAATACCACACCCGGCTTATATTCGGCTAGGATATCACCATCATCGTTCCGGCTTCGAATAACATCTCCGGGGTAGATAACAATACTATCGTTGATACCACAAAAATCCCGAAGCACTCTAACGGTTTCATCTTTTACAATCATTCTTTCTCCATAATAAAAGTGTCCGTAGTATCTATACCTAGATTTGAACTACAGGACACTGTGATTAAATTTATTTTTCAGCCTCTGCAATTGATGCCGCAAAGATATCCACGAAGAGGCCATTCCTCTTCTTGTAGTGTCGTTGCCTGCTGGGATCCCTACTTACAGTGGTTGGGTATTCAGAACTATCACGGAAAACAAACTCTTGATGATATCCGCTTCCACTCACATCCTTCATTTTCATGATATTACCATCTAGGATATCATACTTCAGGGAATCTTGATAAACATTAGCGAATCTGATATATGTCATGTATGAGTTCGTGTAGATTCCAAACATTTGAGCGGGAACATTCCAACTACGATTGTCCAATGTTTTGGAAATGGTGTACCGCTCTTTCCCTCCATTCATAGAAACAAAATTGGTATCTGGACCAAACAACATACTTTCATAGTAGTTTTCGCCCCCACTACACTTGCAGTGATTATTATCTCCACCATCAGACATAACTATGGTGTGCATGATCTCAATGGATTGATTCTCTTTGAAACTCTTGACATGACCCATACACTCGACCATCATATTAGCGATACCGGTTGAACCAACGAGTCTAAATGATACTTGTCCTGCTGTTGATTTCTCCGAGATATTTGCAAGACAGAGTTTGAATTCCTTAATCTTCGACTTTTTTTGGTTTGAAGATACCAGCACACATGAACATGTTGATCCTAGAGCCACATCTTCATTGAACGACTTTCCCCCACGGACTGTTCCAGTATGACCGTATACAACAAATGGAATACCAGCCTGTTCGCAAAATTCAATGGTGTTCAGTAGTTGCATAGATAGGTTTTCAATTCTTAGACTACCCGCCATTGAAGAGGAAAGATCGATGAAGATAGCAACGCCATGATTCTTACCACTTCGGACAATATCTTGTGTGAGAAACACATCATCACTCGTTTTATGACTCCACAGTTTTTTTGGATTAAGAACACCAGTTGGAGATTGTTGGATGCGTGCGTATTCTCTTGCACGCATACGACTCATAAAAATAGATGCTGCTGAGGATCCAAATTTCCTTGCCATGTCAGACGCTTTTGTTCGTGAAAGTTGACTACCAAACATAGAAAAGATATGACTGTTAGTATCAATAACATATGGTTCAAATCCGGAAAGATTTAGGGTTGAATGTGTATTAGATGATGCTCTACTATTCGTTACAATAGCATCATATGAGATTGATGACTTATTTTCTTGATCTGAAATGTCTCCTGAGTTTTGAGAGACTTCTGAGTTATTTTGGTTGGTAGAGTCGGAATCATTGCCAGAGTCGTCCGAACCGCTACCATCACAATCGGATGATTCTTTCTCATCATCACCTGATTGTGATGATCCGGATGACCCCTGATCGCCGTCAGATGACTCGCTGGACTCACTAGAGTCGTCAGATGACTCGCTGGACTCGCTGGACTCACTAGAGTCGCCTGAGCCGTTAGATTGCCCCTCTGCTCTTTCAGTACCATCTTTAGAATCTGAATTCGATTCTTGATCATCACCAGTTTCATCTTGGCTTTTGTTATTCTCTTCCAACATGCTCTCATAGATTTCCTTGGTGAGCATATACACATCATACTGTGTATTGGCATCCTTTACCCTATCTACGATATCCATCTCTTTCTGATCGAAGTTGATGGACAACAAATCTCCACACTTTACATGGACATTCAACCGAGTGAGGAAATTCTGGCTATTGATGTTCGACTGTGTTATTTTCTCATCATCGACAGTGAAAATACAAGCATCGAATAGAAGGAATTCGTATGAAATTTTGTATGATTTATGGAGGTTTGGGTGTTGGCGACACATCAACTTTTCGATCCGAGCATCTTCTACGACATTGAAGATACTGTGTACCAATCCCTTATGTGATGCTGGATGTGGAATCATTCTATCGAGATCATCTAGGAAAGTGTCACTGGTAAACAGCACATGAGCACATTCATGTGTCAACAGGTGGTCTGCAACCTCTATAGGAGTGGTTTTTGAAAAGATGGGAAGTGTGATGTGCTTCCGATGCATATCAACCGTAGCAGTATGTGCAGTATGGGAATATTCAAAAGTAATTCCACGCCTTTTTGTAAAAATACCAGCAAGAATGGTATTCACTTCCACACTGAATTGGGGGTCTGCTGTTTTTTGTGCTTTGGTTTTCATAGTGATTCCTCTTTCCTCTATTATAGCGTATATCGAGGAAATGTCAAGCCTATTAAAAAATATTTTTTTATTGGAGATTATGCTTGACTTTTTTGGAAAGGCTGGTATAATCTTAGTGTACCCCGAAGGGGATATAGTATATATAGAACACTAAGAGGAAACCACGACATGCAGATCAAGTACCCATTTAATAACCCACAAGACTTTAATTACCTAAATAAGAGGAATGAATGCTGGATTAATCTCTTGATTGAAAAGTATCCTCATGTACTTAAGAGTGGTAAAATTGACTCCACCGAGATCAATGAACTACGGAACATGATCTCCCTTCATGGGTATGAAGGAAATGCTCCATCATGTTTTACTGCAAAGAAGGACGAACTTAAAATTTCTCAACTGAGTGGAGTATACAAGGTTCCTGATCTTGATGCAATCAAAAAAATGGTGTCTTTCGAAGAAGATCCCTCAACCCCATTTAAACAAGAAAAGATCTCATCATTGAAGCCAAAAATTACAAAAACTCAGCACATGAAGAATATCAGTGCGGATATTGAAGTGGGTAATGATCAAGTCGAACATATTCCTACAGTCATGAAGGGATTTCATAAGACAAGTATTTACAACACTTTACATCGTGTAATCTCCACCAACCGGTTCTATCCAGTATTTATTTCTGGTCCGACTGGTGCTGGTAAGACGACTGCCATCATGCAAGTGTGTGCTGATCTTGGCCGTGGTCTTGTCCGAGCCAATATCACCCACGAAACCGATGAGACTGATCTGATCGGCACAATGATGCTTAATTCAGAGCAGGATGGTGGTGGAACAGGATTTGAGTATGGTCCTGCTATTATCGCAGCACAGACTGGTTCAATTCTTCTTCTGGATGAATTGGATCTTGGAACCCCGAAGACCATGTGTCTCCAGCCTCTTCTGGAGGGCAATCCAATCTACATCAAAAAGACGAATCAGTGGATTCATCCCAAGCCCGGATTCAGCATCCTCGCAACGGGAAATACCAAGGGATCAGGAAATACCGATGCAGCAAATTTCGTTGGTGCTCAGTATCTGAATGAAGCGTTCATGGATCGATTCGCCCTCTGGATCGATGCTGGATATCCAACAGCATCCGAAGAAAGCAAGTTGCTTGAATCATACTGGAAGATCATCTCACCTTATGATGCACCAAAGGCATTTATCTCTGATCTAGTCAAGTGGGCATCTCAGATTCGTGATGCGTATGCTAGTGATGGCTGTGATACAACTATCTCTACTCGCCGCCTCAAGAACATTCTTGACCACACCAATATTTTCTTCGATCAGACGTACACGAAGAATGTTATGGAGGTTATCAACCGATATGATCCAGAGTCAGTTGGTGCTTTTGAGCGATACTGGAATATCGCAAATACCAAATCCAGTGGTAGTCTTCAAAATGATCTGATGCAGGATGCAAATAGCGATGATAGTGGCTCTATCTCGGAACCTCCCGCCACTTCGTGGTCACTCTGAGTGAAAAGTTGACTAAATACTTATATGAGTGAAGCAAACTACGGAAGAGTACAGAGACAGCCCACCAACTTTAATGAGTTGCGGAATACCGCATTTCAGTTAAAAATTGAATCCAAGGATAAACTCAACTTCTTTATTGTTGCAGCGAATCTACCCGGATTTGAGTTGGGGGCTGTCGATCAGATGACTCCGGTTGGTAGAGTACCTTGGTCTGGAGACCACAATTTTGAAGAACTTCAAGTCCAGTTCATCGTAGACGAAGATCTGGTGAACTGGCTTGAAGTACATAACTGGATGCGTGCCGCCGCTTCTGTAGCCAAGTATGATGATTATGACTTCACGGAGATTTTTAGGGATGGAGTTTTGGTATTGAAGACCAATCAATATAGTCCAAATGTGGCTGTTAATTTTGTTGGTCTTGTCCCTAGGGGCTTGAGTGGACTGGACTTTGATTCTAGAACCAGTGAACCAGAGATCATCACTGCGACGATTACATTTGCGTATACGGACTACACCATAGAAACAATTTGAGATAAATTATGACTTATGATGATTATGTGAAAGAATCTACGAAAGACCTACTCAACTATGAAGAGGTCGATCTAGATGAAGCGTCCCTCAAAATACCATCTCTTCTCCATCGGTGGGCTGATTTTATGACCGCCGAGAAAATTAAAATGCGTCAAATCGAGAGACAGCAAAACGAATGGTACAAGATTATGTACTCGTACTATGCTGGAAAGTTATCGAAAGAAGAACTTGACGAGTATAACCTACACCCATTTCCCCATAAACTACTCAAGCAGGATATCGACACTTGGATCAATGCTGATCCAAAGTTGAATGACATCGAGGATACTCGTATTCTACAAGAGCAAAAAATCAATTTCATCGATCGTAAGATGAAAGAACTTTCGACTAGGCAGTGGAACATCAAGGCAGCGATCGACCATCGCAAATTCATGTCTGGAGGATAATAATGGATGAAGAATATGGAGAATTAATAAAAATGAGTGAAGATTCTCTTTTTGCTGGTGGGGGGTCGATGGAACTCTACCTTGTTAATAGAACAATTAAAAAACTATTATATGCTTGTAGAAAATACTGAATGTAAGAAAGACAGCGAGGAAATAACTACCATGACTTATGAAGAAAGAGATATTTCAAAAGAGATTTCTAAATTTATCACGAATACAGAATCCCCATTGAAAGTATATGCGTTTTTAATCTATTCTGTGTGGGATAACTCCGATATGGAAAATCCAACGAATATTGATCTTGATGGAGAAAAATACATATTCACATGGAAAAAGCAGAATTTGGTAATTACGATTGATTCAGAGTATGATTCTACATTCGCAACTATAGTCCATAAAGATAGCAATTCCTATGAAAAGGAATCTACTTATAGATATATCCTTACAGATAGTCTCGAATTGGTCTCAGTAATTGATATTATGCGTAGGTATCTCACTATAGAATAATCCTAAATACTATTGATGATTGACAAGTGGTGTCAATACGAGATAAAATCCTTAGAGTGGGATCTGAA